CCAAAACGGCAAAAGACCCAAATTCGCGGATCAATAAGAGCCTCAAGGCTTGGAATTGTTGAGGTACACATGAAGCGCACAAAACGATATCAAGAAGGTGGGGAAATGGATGCCCTCGAGGCGGCCAATCAATCCAAAGAATCTCAAGAGATTGCTGGAGAAGCCATCCTCAAGGGCATGCGTGAGGTCGAAATAGAAAAGCCTTCCACTTTCAAGGAGGCTTTTGCCGCCGCCCGCAAAGCAGGCGACAAGATGTTTGAGTTTGGTGGTAAGAAGTACACCACCGACATGGCCTCTCCTAAACCGGCAAAAGTTACGGATACCGGTGACGAGGTCAGCCGTTTGGCCGGCATTCGTCCTAAGCCCGTGCGCCAGCAAGAAACCATGCAGGACCGCGCTGATAGATACGTTGCTAAGCGTGCAGCTCAGCGTGCGGAAGACGCCGCGGCTCGAGCAACAGAGCGTTCTATGATGCCGACCTCACGACCCAAAGCTTCTGAGCAAACGTTTATGGGTAGCCTGAAGTTTTCTAAAGGTGGTAGTACTGCTTCCAAGCGAGCAGACGGTATTGCCCAGCGCGGAAAGACCAAGGGCAGGATCGTCTAATCATGGAGATGATGCTGTGGAACGTCTTGCTGACTACATTCATCGGGTTACTCAGTTGGAATCTGAGGGAAAAGTCAGCCGAGTTAAGTCGAATCACGATCCTGTTGAACAGGACCAGGGAGGAGATTGCCCGGGACAACGTGACGCAAGCAGAGATCGACAAGATTGTGGCGCACATCGACAATCGTTTCGACAAGTTGAACGATAAGATCGACATGATTATCCGGGAGCAAAGAAGTGCCATCAGTTAGCAAAAAGCAGCACAACCTAATGGCCATGGTTGCAAATGATCCGGCTGCGGCAAAGCGTGTTGGCATTCCTCAGAAGGTTGGCAAAGAGTTTGTTGCAGCGGATAAGGGTAAGAAGTTTCGCTCCAGTGGTAACGCTGGTATCAATCTGCCGAAGACTCACCATGGGAAATCGGCTTTATTTTCAAAAGGTGGTGAAATCATGGCTACACAGAAAAAAGTCGCAACGACTTCCATGGGCAAAGTTAAGACGGCTGCCCCCAGCCGCGACGGCGTTGCCATGAAGGGCAAGACCAAAGGTACTCAGGTTAAGATGGCCGGCTCCGGTGTTCCCAAGGGCATCGGTTCCAAGGTGATGAAAAAAGGCGGCAAAGTCTGCTAAGGAGTCATCATGTACGATGAAGAACTGGAAAAGAAAAAGACCAAGGGCGATTCTGTGTGGACGGAAAGCTCTGGCGTTCCTGTTCCCCAAGAGCCTGATATGGGCTCTTCTCCCGCCCCAAAGAAACCTGTAAGAAAAGCTAGTGGCGGCTCGGTTTCTTCTGCCTCTAAGCGCGCCGATGGTATTGCTCAACGTGGCAAGACTCGCGGCACCATGATCGCCATGTGTGGCGGCGGGATGTACAAGAAATGATGGCCAGTCGCGGCATGGGTGACATCAACCCCAGCAAGATGCCCAGCGGTAAGCGTAAGGCTCGCCGCGACGACACGGACTTCACGCAGTACGCCAAAGGCGGAGAGGTATGGGACAAGAAGCGGCCCAAGAGCTTGGGTGCTCCTAAGCCTATGTCTCCTGCCAAAAAGGCAAAAGCAAAAGCCATGGCCAAGGCTGGTGGTCGTCCGTACCCCAACCTGGTAGACAACATGCGCGCAGCTAGGATGAAGTAATCATGGCAGTAACCTCCGGTTTAACCGCATTCAACCTTGACCTAAACGAACTGGTCGAGGACGCCTTTGAGCGTTGTGGATCTGAGCTGCGCACGGGCTACAACCTGCGCACGGCTCGTCGGTCCCTGAACATGCTCACGATTGAGTGGGCAAACCGGGGGATTAACTTGTGGACGATTGAGCAGCAGCAGATCGTTCTCAACACTGACCAGTTCCAATACCTAATCCCGAACGACACGATTGACGTTCTGGACATGGTGACGCGTATTAACAACGGCACGTCTGGTCAGTCTGACGTAACCATTTCTCGCATTTCTGAGCCGACTTGGATATCCATTCCAAACAAGTACGCTCAGGGGCGCCCTGTGCAGGCTTGGATTAACCGGCAAACCGGCCAGATCAACACTACAACTGCCACGTTGAACGGTGCCATTACAAGCACTGATACCACCATTCCGGTTAATAACGCGTCGGCACTGTCTACATCTGGTTTTGTCAACATTGACAACGAGACAATTGCTTACCAGAACATTGTTAACGGCAGCCTGACAAACTGTTTTCGCGCGCAAGACGGCACGACAGCCGCGTCTCACACAAGCGCAACCGTTCTCAAGCAGAACAACCTGTCGTCGATTAACGTCTACCCGGCGCCGTCCGCCCCCGGCGATCAGTACACGCTGGTGTACTACCGTATGCGCCGTATGCAGGATGCTGGCAATGGCGTAAACGTGCAGGACATTCCTTTCCGCCTGATTCCCTGTATGGTGGCCGGCTTGGCTTTCTACCTGTCACAGAAAATCCCGGAAGCGTTGCCGCGGATGCCGATGCTGAAGCAGGAATACGAGGAGCAGTGGATGCTGGCCTCGACCGAGGACCGAGACAAGGCGCCGGATCGGTATGTCCCCCGCAACATGTTTTACGCTTGAGGTGATTTGTGCCTAATCGGTTCGCGTCAGGTAAATACGCAATTGCTGAGTGTGACCGCTGTGCCCAGCGGTACATGCTGAAAGAGCTGCGTAAGCTGACGATCAAGACCCGCCAGGTCAGCATCAAGGTTTGCCCTGAGTGCTGGGAAGAAGACCAGCCGCAGCTGCAGATTGGTATGTACCCGGTCAATGATCCGCAGGCTGTGCGGGAGCCGAGGCCAGATATCAGCTATTACCTGTCTGGTTCTAGCGGCCTTCAGACCGACAACGCTGGTGGTACTGGGCCTGATGGTTTTGGAACGCCGGAGACCGGCAGCCGGATCATCCAGTGGGGCTGGAATCCAGTAGGTGGCTCGAGGGCAAATGATGATGGATTAACCCCCAATAATTTGGCATTGACCATACAATTGGGTACAGTAACGGTAGCAACGACGTAAGGAGTCGGACATGGACAAAGCAGACCTGAAACAAGACAAAAAGATGATCGCATCTGCCGTGCACAAGCACGAAGCCAAGATGCATCCTGGCAAGCCCATGACTAAGCTCAAGAAGGGCGGCGTCACTTCTATGGACATGAAGAAGTACGGCCGCAACATGGCTCGTGCCATGAACCAAAAATCCACTTCTCGCGGAGGCTAATATGGCCAAGAACGATTTTGCTCCCGTCATGAAGGCGGAAAAGTATCCTTTGGGTCACGCCAAGGAGAACAAGGACGCCAGCGCGTACACCGGTTTCAAGTATCCTCCTGGTGGTGGTAACGATATTGGCGTGTACAAGCAGCCGATGGAGAACATGCACAAGGCGTCGCCTGACGTGGTGTCAAAGCGCGGCAATGGCGTCAACGAGAACAATATGTCTGTTGGCGGCGTGAGCAAAGGCAACTACTGCGCAGATAACAAGCACGGTGAGAAGACCATGCGTGGTTATGGCGCTGCAACCAAAGGCATCAAGACCCGCGGTCCGATGGCTTGAGATGAACTACAGCGAACTTGTTTCTGCTATTCAGTCGTACACCGAGAACGCGTTCCCGGATACGTATCTGTCCAATGGGACGGTGATTGGGCCTAACGCTCAGATAAACCGTTTCATTGAGCAGGCAGAGCAACGGATCTACAACACGGTTCAGTTCCCGTCGCTGCGTAAAAACATGACGGGCACTTTAACGTCGGCAACGCCTTATCTGTCTGCGCCTGACGACTATCTCTCTACGTACTCCTTGGCGGTTATTGTCAACGGATCGTACGAGTACCTTCTCAACAAAGACGTTAACTTTATTCGGCAGTCATACCCCAATCCGACAACGGACGTAGGGGTGCCTAAATACTATGCGCTATTTGGCCCTACCGTATCTGGCAGCACTATTACCAATGAGCTGTCTTTTATTGTCGGTCCTACACCCGACAGCAACTACCCTGTTGAACTGCACTTTTACTACTACCCCAAATCTATTGTGCAGTCCTCTATTAACGCGCTAGGCGTTATTGTTGGCGGCTCCGGGTACACGGACGGTCACTACTACGGCGTCCCGCTTACGGGCGGCACTGGCCAAGGGGCCGTGGCTGACATCGTTGTTACTAGCGGTGCTGTTGATGAGATCTTCATCAAGAATGCCGGATGTCTGTACACGGTTGCTGACAACCTGTCTGCTGACGCCGCTTACCTTGGCGGCACGGCCTCGGTTGACTTCTCTGTGCCAATTTCGCAGGTCAACAACGCCCAAGGAACTTCTTGGCTGGGCGACAACTTTGACACGGTGTTGCTGTACGGTTGCTTGGTTGAGGCGTACACCTTCATGAAGGGTGAGGCTGACATTATTGCCCTGTACGACGGCAAATACAAAGAAGCTATGGCGATGGCTCAGCGCTTGGGCGATGGCTTGGAGCGCAGCGATGCGTACCGCAGTGGTCAGTACCGTGTGGCGCCGTTGCCGCAGAACAGTGGAGTGCGTTAATGGCCTTTACCGGTAACTATACGTGCGACGTATTTAAGACTGGGCTGCTGAACGGCACGTTTAACTTTACTTCAGGCACGTTTAAGATTGCCCTGTACACAAACGCGGCAACGTTGAATGCAAGCACGGCTGCTTACACGACAGACGGGGAAGCCTCTGGTGGAAACTATGTTGCCGGCGGATTGGCGTTGGCTGTTAGTCAAGCGCCAACTTTTGGTGGATCTGGGAACACTGCTTACATTTCGTTTTCCAACGCATCTTGGACCGGGTCAATTAACGCTAGAGGCGCATTGATTTACAAGTCTGGCGGCGGAAATCCGGCAGTTTGCGTGTTAGATTTTGGGTCTACAAAAACATCAAATGGTTCGTTTGTTGTTCAGTTCCCTCCGGCGACCAATACGTCTGCAATAATTCGTCTAACATAAGGAAATCACATGGCTCTGGTGACCACCACAAAAGGCGAAATGGACGACTCTTTGCTAGAAAAGCGAGAGGGTTCTTTGGATAACGATAACGAGCTGACCCGTTGGGTGGAGTATTGGTTGGATGGTGAGCTTGTTCACCGCTCGGTGCATGTGCACCTGAAGAAAAACGTCTTTGCCGATGGCATGGCCGCAATGTTTGGTTGAAAGGATTTAATCATGGCGAACACCCAAGCGATGTGCACTTCGTTCAAGACGGAGTTGATGACCGCAACGCACAATTTCGGCACCGCCCCTACTCGCGGCACTGGTACGGCAGACACGTTCTACGCTGCTCTGTATGAGACCACGGCCACGCTGAATGCGGCTACGACGGCTTATACGACTTCTGGCGAGGTCTCCGGCTTGGGATACTCTGCTGGGGGTGTGGCTGTTACCAACGCTACGGCACCAACGTCTTCAGGCACCACGGCGTACTGGACGCCTTCGGCCAGCCTGGTGTACACCGGCGTTACTTTGACCACGGCTTTTGACACGGTTCTGATCTACAACCAGACTCAGAGCAACAAAGCGGTGAGCGTTCACACATTCGGCTCGCAGACGATTACGGCAGGTACGTTCACGTTGACGATGCCCGCCAACACGAACACGACCGCGCTGCTTCGCTTGGCGTAAGCCGTTCCCAATATAGGGGAACGGAATGTTAGGGTTTGCCCCATTCGCAGCTGCGCCGTTCTCGGCGACAGCAGGCGTCACCGTTGCAATAAGCGGTGTTGAAGCCACGACCTCTATTGGGGACGTTCTGGCGGGGCAACAGCTGAATGCTGGGGTAGAAGCTACTGGTGCTGTTGGCAGCCTGACGGTATCTAGCACAACAGCGCTGACATCGGTTTTGACTACCGGTCAGCTTGGCAGCTTCTCGGCAGACAAGTCGGTTCAGCTAAACACAGAAGATTGCTTGGGTTGGGGCGTCGGCCCTTGGGGCGGTGATCGTCCCGGGTCTGGGCCTTACACGGCGTATGGCGATGACGGTTGGGGTGTTGATTACTGGGGTGGTGATCAAGGCGCTGACTACTACGACATTGGCTGGGGCGGCTGCCAAAACCATAATCCGTCGGTTGCTTACGGGCTGGTCGGCTCCGTAGTTGCCGCGCCTGAAATCCCGCTGGTGGGTGTTGAAGCCCTTGGGTTGGCTGGTACGGTAAGCCCGTCCCACGAGCTAGATCCTCTGACTGGCGTTGAGGCCGTTGGTGCGGTGGGCACGGTTCAGCCCGTGCTACTTATTCCGCTGACCGGTGTGCAGGCTATTGGCCAGGTTGGGCAGTTTGGTGTCATCCACATCAACGCCTTGACCGGGGTGCAGGCGGTGGGTATAGTGGGCGATGTCTGTCCCCGCAATTGGACGATAATTGACACTGCGCAAAATGCGAGCTGGCAGGCTATCCAGACCGCACAGACATCCAGCTGGCAGACCATACAGAATACCCAGGATGCCGGTTGGGATGTTGTTGTGACAGAGACGTGCTAAGGACACACGATGGCTTTGATTCTTAAAGATCGGGTCCAAGAGACCACCGTGACATCAGGAACAAGTGACTTTGTTCTTGGCGGAGCGGTGACGACATTCCAGTCCTTTGCGGTCATTGGAAACGGTAACACGACGTACTACACCGCAGTAGACTCCTCTTCCAGCGCCTGGGAAGTAGGTATTGGTACTTACTCGACGACAGGCCCAACGCTTACCCGCGACACAATTTTGGCATCCAGCTCAGGTGGTTCAAAGATTTCTTTCTCCGGTGGGGTGAAGAACGTTTTTGTAACGTACCCAGCTGAGCGTTCGGTCAATCTGAACTCAGCAGGCACATACATCACCCCGTCTGCATTTGACACGGTAACAGCCAACACGGCCACATTGACGGCTGGCACGATCAGCACAACGCCAACAACCAACACAGATATTGCAAACAAGCAGTATGTGGACACGACGATTTCGTCCGGGATTACCTACCACGCGCCGGTCAAGTACGAAGTACCCAGCACCACGGGCAACCTAAACGCTACGTATAACCAGCCGGGTGGCCCAGGAGTTGGTGTTGGTGCTACGCTGACTAACGCAGGGACAAAAGCCGCGTTTGCTCCTGATGGTCCGACGGCCTCAATCGGGGATCGCATACTGGTTTATAGCCAGACAAACGGCTTTGAGAACGGTGTGTACACGGTTACCACCGTAGGAACTCCTGATCCTGGCGGCACAAACTGGGTTCTGACACGCGCCACTGATGCGGACACTTACGCTACCAAAAGCCCCAACGGCCTTGGTCTGGGCGATGCGTTCTTTGTTACGTCAGGTAATACGGGTGCTGGTGAGACGTATGTCTGCAACACTGTTGGCACGATCATTTTTGGAACAACGTCAATTGATTTTGTCCAAATCTCCAGTGCCCAAGTATATAACGCTGGCACCGGTCTAAACCTTAGCCCGGCAACCACGTTCAACATCTCAAACACCGGCGTTTCGGCGGCTACGTATGGCGCGGCCAGCATTGTTCCTGTTATTGCTGTAAACGCACAGGGCCAGATTACCAGCGCAACGGATACTGCAATTGCTATTTCCGCAGGGGCTGTTTCCGGCTTGGCGCCTTCAGCCACGACCGACACGACCAACGCTTCCAACATTACGTCCGGCACGCTGCCAACCGGTCGATTGTCTGGTTCTTACACGGGCATTACGGGTGTTGGAACACTTGCGGCAGGGACTTGGAACGCGGACACGATCGGTCCCACCTACGGCGGAACGGGTTTCTCGTCTTATACGATTGGCGACATTTTGGTTGCCGACTCGTCCGGCACTCTTGCCAAACTACCGGATGTTGCGACAGGCAACGCTTTGCTGTCCGGCGGGGTTGGGGTTACGCCTGGTTGGGGCAAGGTTGGATTGACGACGCATGTAACGGGCATTTTGCCAACCGCTAACGGCGGCACTGGCACCAGCTCCACGCAGTTTGTAAACCTGACGACAAACGTAACCGGCAACCTGCCTGTTACAAACTTGGATAGTGGCACCAACGCTTCGTCCTCTACCTTCTGGCGCGGGGATGGTACTTGGTCTGCTGGCGTGTCTGGTCCTACGGGACCTACCGGTCCGACTGGTCCTACCGGTCCTGCGGGAAGCCCTGGCCCCACGGGGAGCCCTGGTCCTACCGGACCTACTGGCCCAACAGGTGGGCCTGGTCCCACGGGTCCAACAGGCCCGACCGGCCCTGCTGGATCAACCATCCGCACGGTTACCGACTTCACTGCTACCGCAGGGCAAACAACATTTGCTGCTTCGTACACAGCCGGGTATTTGGATGTGTACCGCAACGGCGTGAAGTTGGCGGCTGCGGATGTGACGGCAACAAACGGAACTACTTTCACAATTGCAGCCTGTGCTTCTGGTGACGTTGTGCAGTCTGTTTCTTATCAGGCCCTTGGACTAGCTAACACTGTGACCCCCGGCAAGAGCATTGCACTGGCAATGATCTTTGGCTACTAAAGCGAGAAGAGCATGGCAAACCCAAACATCGTCAACGTATCGGCCATTTACGGCACAACGACATATTTCACGCCTAGTGGCACAACCGCTGTTGTGCTGTTGGCAAACCCAGCGTCGTCGAGCAAGGTATTCAAGATCAACCAGATCGTGGCCGCCAACGTCACGGCAACCGCGTGCAACGCAACAGTCGCCATCTATACCAACGGTGCTGTAGCTCAAGGATCAGCTCCGTCAGGCGGAACGTCGTACCCGGTTTTGTATCAGGTTTCCGTTCCTGGCAATGCGTCAATGGTTTGCGTGGACAAGTCAACGGCCATCTATCTGATGGAAGGGACTTCCATATCCGTTACATCGGCGGTGGGTTCGTCGTTGACGTTTAGCATCTCCTACGAGGACATTTCCTGATGACGGCATATCTTGGTCGAGTGGTCCGCGCCGTTCTTCCAACGGTGTCCGCTTCAAGTGCTGGCGGGTTCTGGAACCCCGTCATGGCGCAGTACTACCAGCAGGCGGGACTGTGGCCGGACGGTTCTGGGGCAGATCCGTACTTCCCGTACAACACACTGCTCTTAAACGGTGACGGAACCAACGGCGCTCAGAACAACACGTTCTTGGACGGCAGCACCAACAACTTCACGATCACCCGTAACGGTAATACGACGCAGGGGGCGTTCAACCCGTATGTCGGCCCGGGTTGCTGGAGCAATTATTTTAATGGCAGCAGTTATTTAAGTTTTGCTGCTAACGCGTCACTTAACATCTTATCTGGCGGCGATTTTACAATTGAAGCATGGGTAATTAATAACGCAAGTTCACCAAACAACTCCACGATTGTTGGAACGCCAGTAGGCGGTTCCGGTGTTGGATATTCGCTTAGGATGAACTCATCTCGTCAATTCGAGTGGGTGTGGCCTGGAGTTGCAGCTTATGGTTTTGGGCCTACAGCACAGACACAGGGTGTGTGGTATCACATTGCTATTTGCAGGGTTGGCAATGCAATTACTGGATACATAAATGGTACGGGATATTCAATAACATCGACTACCCGTACATCGGATTCTGGGGCGGCTACTTTGGTTGGGGCAGATGCGCCTAACAATCTTTATTGGAACGGGTTTGTTTCTAATCTAAGAATAATTAAAGGAACCGCGCTTTATACAACAAATTTTACGCCGCCTACCAAACCGCTTATTGCAACAACTCAGACGGTGTTGTTGACCTGTAACAACAATAGCTTCATTGATCAAAGCGCAGCTAACAACGTACCGACCCGCAACGGATCCGCACTGGTATCTAAGTTCTCCCCGTTTACGCTGTACCAAACCACGCCTGCAAGTTACAGCGGGTACTTTGATGGTACGGGGGATTATTTGACTGCACCCGCCAATGCTGCCTATGCGTTTGGAACGGGGGACTTCACAGTAGAAGCGTGGGTATACCCTGTAATCAGAAACGCAACCTATGGGTCACAGATTGCTGGACCTCATGCGTATACTGTGAGTGCCGACTGGCTTTTTATTATTAACACAGCTGGTAATTTGTATTTTCAGATTGGCAGCTCAAGTTCCGGCGCACAAACATCAACTTCAACTGTTTCTCTCAGTACTTGGTCGCATGTTGCAGTTGTGCGATCTAGTGGAACTGTAACTTTTTATATTAACGGCATTGCGGCAGGATCGGGCTCATACGCTACATCCATAGCCAATACGCAAGCACTCGGTATTGGGGCGGCCAATAACGGGAACTCCGCTACCACACTAACTGGTAGCATTTCCAACCTACGCATCACCAAGGGGCAGGCGTTATATACCACCGGCTTCACGCCCTCAACATCTCCGTTGACCACAACCAGTCAGGGCGCAACGGCGTCGAACGTGTCCCTGCTCACCTGCCAGTCAACCACGTTCATTGACAACAGCACCAACGCGTTCACCATCACGGCGAACGGCAACGCAATACCCGAGCGAGCCAACCCGTTCACCGACACGGTAACTGGCCCCACGCCATACTCAACGACCGCCTACGGCGGGTCTGCGTATTTTGACGGCACGGGTGATTATTTAACCGCCCCCGCCAGCAACTCAAGTATATGGCCCGGATCTGGCAGTTTTACTATTGAGTATTGGCTTTATCTACCAGCCAATCCCAGCTCTGGGTATTACACGCATTTTTCTTACGGGACTTCTGGTTCTGTGTTGCGTGTTTTTAATACGGCAGCAACTTCAAAAATTGAAGTGTTTTCGGGCGCATCCGTAATACTGAACCCTGCGTGGCCAACTGCTGGGCAGTGGAATCATTTTGCATTGGTAAGAAACGGAACGACTTTAACGCTATACATCAACGGTGCGGTAGCGCAGTCAGTAACAAACTCGACTGATTTTTCTACGGGCACTTTGACTGTTGGAGGCGAAAGCGCAAGCAATCCGTTGTTGGGTTACATTTCCAACTTCCGTATCGTCAAAGGCACCGCCGTTTACACCGGCCCATTCGTTCCGCCAGCCGCCCCGGTAACAGCAGTCACAAACACCCAGCTGTTGCTCAACGGAACCAACGCGGGTATCTTTGACAGCACGACGTTTGCCGACCTGGAAACGGTGGGCAACACACAGATCAGCACCAGCGTCGTTAAATACGGTACGGGGTCAATTTACTTTGATGGTGCAGGCGATTGGCTTATTGTCAACTCACCTAACGGCGCTAACGATTACGCTTTTGGCTCCGGCGACTTTACTCTTGAGATGTGGATTTATCCAACGGACATTACAAGCGTAATGCTCTATGACTCTCGCCCCAATTCATCGGCTGGCGTATACCCAACGCTTTATATTAACTCTAGTAGCTCCATAACCTACTACACAAACGGTTCTGACCGCATCTCTGGCGCGTCAGCAGTGATCAACACTTGGCAGCACATTGCACTTGTTCGTGCAAGCGGGACCACCAAGCTGTACATCAACGGAACGCAGTCCGGCTCTACTTATACCGACGCAAACACATACCTTAACGGTGCGTCTCGTCCAATTATTGGGGTGGATGGCGGTAATACATCACTTCAAAATTACGCTGGGTATATTGATGACCTGCGTATCACCAAAGGTGTGGCCCGTTACACCGCCAACTTCACCCCGCCAGCAGCGGCGTTCCCCAACTTCTGAGGTAGACCATGCTAGTAGCTGAAGTTATTGACGGGGTTGTGATCAGGGTGGCCGATTGCCGGGAACTGTGCGAATGGTATCCCCCAACGGACGAGCAGCTGAGTGACCGCAATTTGGTTCGCGTAAACCTATTTCGAGAGTATGATAGCGAGACGCAACGCCTTGTGCCCTGCGATCCCGTGCTGGAGGGTGACTGGGTGTACATGGTCGCCGTGGAGGACATTGAATGACAAACGCAGCAAACCTGGCGACTACAGGAGCTT